GACACTTTCTAGTACAAGTATGTCTTTTCTTTTTAGCACCTTTTCGCTGATATTTTGTTGCTGATGTTAAGCATGGTATTCCACATATAAAACATTTTACTGGAGTTCCATCAGGCTCTTTATCTATATAGATTTCTTGACCTCTTCTTCCTGTAGAGCCTATCCATTTAACACTATGCCTACCATCTGGTAATAATTCATAAGTTTTTTTAACTTTAGTGGGTTTACCCCAAGTATTTAAACTATTTTTTAAGTATTCTAATAACATATTAATTGCCTCTCATTATTTAAGTTTAATAAGAGAGTAGCCTTCAACACCGTGACTACTACGACAGAGCAACCATATTTCAGGTAATCCAGTCTCGCCTTGCGCTTTAGTGCACGTCGACTGGCTCATACTCGTATTAGCCTCCAATTCAAACTACTCTCTTAAATTATACATAGTAGAGGTGAAGTTGGGTTTCGCCATCATACAAGGCTCCGTTCCCTTTCGCCTGCCAGCTAATCGTTCACTACCAAGTATTTTTACCTCTTACAGAGTTGTTGCTCTGATTCCTTACCCACAAAAGGACTATGTAATGGTAACGAGCTATGGATTTGCACCATACTTTAAGAATGGACAGGCCATCTCAACTTTACTCGAGTTAGTGAGAATTAAATCCCCCAAACAGCTCGTGTTAGTATTATTGCCCCAGACACTTAGCACTTGAGTATATAAATATACCTTCTGGGTCGTGGAATGACTGTGTTCCCAGTAATATACAATAATCACAATGTGTGACTTACCAGTAACGATACACCATATTTTTATGGCAAGTTTTAAGTATCTTCAGTAGTTGACCAAACTTTGATACGAGTTTACCTCACAACTAATGAGCATATCATTTCTTGATTTTACTATATATTACCCAGTATCGACATCATTCTATTATGAGGGGCAATTATTGTTGCGGTGACAGGAGTCGAACCTGCTATCTCTTGGTTATGAGCCAAGCATGTAAACCGTTTCACCCCACCGCTATAGTTTGATAGGCAGCCTAGTACATAAGTACAACGTGGTTCATTACTCCACTATAGACCACCATATCAGGTCGAAGAGGTGTTACCCTCTCAAGTTGTTGTTTGGTATAAGTTGGTATATATATATTGTGTGCATGTAGACATAATTGATGGTTGCTTTAAGCTATTACAACATACTAACCATTTATAATAATTTAGGGGACAGAATTAACTATCCCCTAGCTATTATCCCATAATATCTCTAGTCTCAGTCCTAACAATAGTCATATTGTTTTCTAAGTATACCTTGACTAGACTAGCATCTGTAACTTCATGAATTGTTTTGTTGCTGTCTTCCATAAATGTTACAGTCTCTCTTCCAATAACTACTGCTTTCTGTTCACCTTGTACATTAAATGCACTAGCTGTTACTTGAAGATTACCAATAGTCTCGAAGTTTCCATTATTAACATCTCTAATTACTCTACCCATTACTGCTGCTTGTATAGGATTGTTAGGATCTAATGATGGTGCTTCACTGCCACTATCTACTTTAATACGCTTATTCCATTCCCTACCAGAATTTAACATTACTGACATTATATATTCCTTTCATTATTAATTAATTAATTAACTCTAAAAATAATCAAAAAAAATCAAATCAAAAATAACGTAAAAGTGATAACGAAAATCCCCTGTTAAGGGGGTACCAATATAAATAACACCACACACCAAAATCCTATAATTTTTAAAACCTTTTCATTTCATTCTAAATATCTTTGCAATTATCATTAACAATAGTATATTACTATATCGGTAGTATAATACTATCACCCAGATAGTACCCCTGTGTAGGTTCTGCTAAATGGGTCAGAAGTTGGGTTGCCCCATCATATAGATGTAAGGATTCCCCCGATAACCGATAGAAATTGCTTAATTATAAGCTTAGGATATGGGAGTTAATTACTGGTCTTAAGTGAAGTTTTGAGTTAAAGATCCAAAAAAGTGCCCCTGGTGCTCAGGGGATAGCTCTATCTAATTGGAGATATTATGGCGAAAAAAGAATACAAGCTAGTTATAGATTATGATTGTGAAGATTATGATGAGACTGGTATGGATCGTGTTTGGCTTGACACTGGTGAAAGAGTAATACAATTACCTGTAGAATTATTACCTTATTTAGAAGATTCTGAAATACTTGGAATTGCCTAATAGACCAAACCCCTTTACGGGGTTCGGATAGATTTAAATGAGACATTATAAAGTTAATAAAATACAACATACAGTTTTTGATTCTGAAGATGAAGTGCCTTCAAATATACATTATTTGCGGGAGTGGCGAGATTGCGTCTTGTCAGATTGGGTACTTGCAGATGATGGCTGTGTGATACAAATTTTACGTAAGGGCAGTATGACTAAGCCTAAAGGAAAGGTGCGTAAAGTAGACTATGTAGGTACCTGTACGGGTACTTTTGTAGTATCGGAAAAGACAAAGATGGATACATCTAAAAGGACTAACATATATTCAATTGGAGGTGATGTTGAAAGAAATCAAAGACTGGATGAAAGAGAAAGCTTATCCACACGTGAAGAAATATTTGTTAAATACTTGGCAGGCGGCATGGATCATAGGGAGGCGTATCTTAAGGCGTTTCCTACAAATGATCCTCACTATGCTGGAATACGCTCGGGCCAACTTGTCAAAACTGCTAGAATAAGGAGTGCTATGAAAGAGGAATTGAAACCATACATGGAAGCTTTGGGATTAGACGAGAACTATGTTCTTGCTAATATAAAGGAGGTAATCGACTCTAGCGAAAAGGATGATACGAAGTTAAAAGCTTTGTTCAAGTTAGCGGACATTTTAGATATGGAAGATAAAAACAAAACACAGGTAACTACCGTCACTGGAGCAATGTTCCAAGGATTTACTCCAGATAAGATAGAGGCGGCAGAAAGACCTAAAGAAATACAACAAACTCATGGCGATGAGACAATATAGGAGGCAATATGGCAAGTAAAAAGAAAAAGAAAATGCCAGCAAAGACTAAGCCAAAAAGAAGGCCTGGCTATTAGTGAGATCAATCTTAATTGAAGTTATACTTTCAAAGGTTAACCATTCTCAGGTGTGGAGGTGGATTGCCTTTGTTAGTATAGCTTTACATATATATAGGAGTATATAATGGCAGGGAAGAATGTAGAAGATATAAGGTTTAGCATAGAAAATTTGCTAAGCGCTGAAAATCTGATGAATAACGATAGCGTTAAGACATTGCAAACATTACTTAATAAGCACGTATATGGTGAGAAGTTTTTAAGACCAGATGGTATTTTAGGATTTCAAACAAAAAAAGCTATTGACCAATATAAATCAGATTCAAGGTATTGGGGGGGACATAGTGTAATTGAAATAGACCCTGTTGAAATTGCTAAAGAATATGCTAAAAAGGATAAATAAAATGCCAGATTTTAAAGAATTAATAGAAAGAATAAAAGTAAATGAAGGATTTAGAAGTAAAGTATATAAATGTAGCGAAGGTGTAGATACCTTTGGTATTGGCTTTACATGGATAACTGAAGAAGAGTCTATGCATATATTGGCAGGGCGTGTATCTAAACTTCATTTAGACTTATTAGATAGTATTGACTGGTATGAAGCTTTACCTGGGGACGTGCAAGGCGTTATAATTGAAATGTGTTTTCAAATAGGTAAAAGCGGAATGCTTAAATTTAAGAAAATGATAGCTAACATGAAAGAAGCTAAATGGGAAGCGGCCGCAGAAGAGATGAAGGATTCTCTTTGGTATAGGCAGACTCCTGGAAGATGTGAGCGATTGGCTGCTATTGTAGCTAAGCAATAAGTGGATAAAAAAAAGAAAAAGACTCCTGCTCAAAGAATTAGAGATTACTTCAATAAAGAAGGATGGAAACGTATTTTTAAAAAGAATAGCGATGGCAAATATAAACACTCATAACGTATCTAAGGTAGAAGAAGAGCTTAGGCTAGCCAATAATGACTTAATTGCATTTGGTAAGTTATTTTTACCTGATGATTTTATGCGTTCTGAAACGCCATTTTTCCATTATGAAGTAGCAGATGCTTTAGCTGATCAAAATTTTAGACAGCTTGCAGTTATCTTGCCTAGGGGTCACGGGAAGACAGTTCTTACTAAGTGCAATATACTGCATGACTTCGTATTTGCAAGAGAGCCTTTATTTTATGGATGGGTTGCTGCAAGCTCTAAAATATCAGTTCCCAACTTAGATTATATAAAGTATCATATAGAATATAATGATAAAATCAGATATTATTTTGGAGACTTAAAAGGAAAGAAATGGACAGAAGATGATATTGAACTTAAAAGCGGTTGTAAACTTATTTCTAAGAGTAATCTTTCTGGTATTCGTGGTGGTGCCAAGCTTCATAAAAGATATGATCTTATTGTATTGGATGATTTTGAAGACGAGAACAATACTATTACTCCTGAGAGCCGCTCGAAAATATCGAATCTTGTTACCGCTGTTGTCTTTCCTGCCTTGGAGCCAAAGACAGGAAGATTAAGAATAAATGGAACTCCTGTTCATTATGATGCTTTTATTCAAAAGATATTAATAGGACATGAGCAAGCTTTAAAAGAAAAAGAAGATTATTCATGGAAAGTTATTACATATAAAGCTTTAATGGATGATGGGGAAGTATTATGGCCCTCATGGTTTGGACACAAGGAAATGGCTCGTAAGAAAAAGTTTTATGCTGACAGTGGGACTCCTCAAAAGTTTTATCAAGAATATATGATGGAAGTACAAAGCGAAGAGGATTCTATATTTAATAGAGATCATATTAAATATTGGGATGGTAGCTTTACTAAAGATGAAGAAACAGGACTTACGTATATTATCCCTGATGGAGATGATCCAAAGCCTTGTAATATATTTGTAGGAGTTGATCCTGCTACAGATTCTGCTAGAAGAAATTCTGACTATAGCGTAATATTAGCTGTAGCAGTTACCCCAGATAATAACATATATATATTAGACTATATAAGAAATAGAACTCTTCCAGTATTAGGGATACCTGGAACTGATAAGAAGGGAATAGTTGATTATATATTTGATTATGCTAAATTTTATAAACCGACATTATTTACAATTGAAGATACAACAATGTCTAAGCCTATATTCCAAGCTATAAGAGCTGAGATGAGAAGGCGAAATGAATTTACTATACCATTTAAAGAAGAAAAGCCTGGAAATAGAATGAGCAAAAGAGATAGGATTCAGGAGATTTTAGCTCAAAGATTTGCAGTAGGTCAAGTTCATATAAAGAAAACTCAATATGATTTACATAGAGAGATAATGACATTTGGCCCTCGTATGGCTCATGATGATACTATAGATGCTTTAGCTTATGCATGTAAGTATTCTCATCCTCCACAAGGAATGCATCAATCTAAAGATGGATGGTATAAACAAAAACCTCAAGCAAAAAATTGGATAACCGCATGATAAAGTTTCTTATATTTACAGCATTGCTAAATCCCGAATTTTCGGAATCAGCATATATAAAGTCCGAATTTTCGGAAATACAAAAAACTTATAGAAAGCGTAAAGGCAAGGGTAATAGAGGTCGAAGACGTGGTGGTAGAGGATTAAGATAATGAAAAAAGTAAAAGAAATTATGGCTGAAATGCTGACTGAATGGTTGTTTAGGGACTTTGGTCTTTTGATCGACGAACCCACACAAGAAGATATAGAAAAAAAATTAGAAGAGTACAAAGAAGAACCACATAATGAATTGTAAATATATTAAATATATTATTAGGAGCTTCAGTATTAATTATTAACTGGTATGGAGATCGAATAACTGATGATTGTCCACAGGCTGAGTACGCCTGTCCAAAAATTTGTGACGTAGATCACATTCATTTACCAAAAGAGGAATGTATAAATGGCAAAAGCAAAGAAAAAAGTAGACCAAGCAAGACAATTGTTCCATCTAGCAGACAACACTACTAGACGGCAATGGCAAAAAATAAATCAAAAAGGGTATGAGTTTGCACATGATGAGCAATTAGCTGCTAATGATAAAGAGTCTTTAGAAGAACAGGGCATGCCTACATTTACTATTAACAGGATATTGCCTGTAGTAGAAATGTTGAATTTTTATGCAACTGCTAAGAATCCTAGATGGCAAGCTATTGGAGTTGAAGGTAGCGATGCTGATGTAGCATCTGTGCTTTCTGACCTTACAGATTATGTATGGCATAACTCAAATGGCTCTACTCTGTATACAAATGCTATAAATGATTCTGTAACAAAAGGTATTGGATATTTACTTGTAAGTGTTGACAAAGATGCTGACAATGGTTTAGGTGAAGTTGTAATACAGCAGCCAGAACCATTTGATGTTTATATAGATCCTAAATCAAGAGATATGTTATTTAGTGATGCTGCTTATATAATGATTAGAAAAGTTCTTCCTAAAAATCATTTAATGAAGATATTCCCTGATCAAAAAAGAAAGATATCTCAATCTAATAGTAACGAACAGCATTATAGTAGCTATTCTACAAGATCTGTGGGAGATGATGATCAAAAGTTATTTGCATATAATGATACTCAAGATGAGGACTGGGCAATAAAACCTACTGGTGAAATGGATCAACTGGTAGAGTTCTTTGAAATATATGAAAAGATTAAAATGTCTTACATAAGCCTATTCTATCGTATACCGCCAGATCCAGAACAATTAAGGCAATTAAAACAGCAATGCGATGTTATGGTTCAGGAAATGCAGGCTGAAGCTGAAGTTGAAATGCTAGAACAGCAAAGACAAATGCAAGAGGCAGTACAGAAAGGTGAAATGTTGCCTGAGCGTTTTGAACTTGAAATGCAAAAAGCGCAACAGATGATGCAACAGCAGTTAGCTGCATATGAGCAAGAATGTATGAGTAAGCTTCAGGCAGAAGCATCTAAGATTGAAAACAAAATAGTTACTGAAAAAGAATTTAATATATTAATGAAGGATCCACAGATAGCTAAGAATGTTGTGGATAAGGTGCAGTTCTATTCTTCAAGAATTAAGCAAACTTGCGTTGCGGGCGATAAGCTGTTATATGAGACAACTCTCCCCGATACAATCACTGAGTACCCTATTATTCCATTTCATTTTAAATGGACAGGTACTCCTTATCCTATATCAGCTGTATCGCCCTTAATTGGAAAACAGCAGGAGATTAATAAAGCTCATCAAATCATGGTGCATAATGCTTCGTTAGGTTCTAGTTTAAGATGGATGTATGAAGAAGGGTCTATTGATGCAGAGACTTGGGAAAAGTATTCTTCAAGCCCTGGAGCTTTACTACCTATCAGGCCTGGAGTTGAAAGACCTACGCCTGTTATGCCTGCTCCATTATCAAGTGCATTTTTTCAAATTGTTCAACAAGGCAAGAATGATATGGAATATTTAGCAGGAATATATAGTTCTATGATGGGAGATAGTTCTCAGGCAGGTGAAACATATAGGGGTATGTTAGCTTTAGACGAATATGGTACTAGGAGGATAAAGCAATGGATGACCACTTCAATTGAACCTGCATTGAGGCAATTAGGAAAGTCAGTATTACAGTTTTCCCAAGCTACTTATACTGCTTATAAGAGATTTAGATTAATACAACCTTCATCTCTTCAAGAAGAAAAAGAACAGGAAATTAATATCCCTATTTATAATGACATGGGAGAAGCTATTGGAAAATCAATGGACATTGAAACTTTAAAATATGATGTTAGAGTTGTTCAAGGGTCTACTCTTCCAGTTAATAGATGGGCTTATTTAGAAGAGCTAAAACAGTTAATGCAACTTGGAGTTGTAGATGATATTGCTGTATTAGCAGAAACTGATATTAAAAATAAGGAAAACATTGCAAAAAGAAAATCGTTATACTCACAATTACAAGGCCAAGTACAACAATTATCCGAAGCTATTAAGGATAAGGAAGGTACTATTGAAACACTTGAAAGACAGTTGGTACAAGCTGGTATCAAGCAAAAAGTAATGCAAGCTGATATAGAAATAAATAAAAAGAAAGAAGAGGTTAAGTCTCAAATGGGCAAACAGTTTGTTGAGACTGAAGGAAAGCAAAAATTATTGCGGAATGTAATGGCTAATAATGTAGAGTCTCAGAAACAGCAAGCAGCCAATATGTTACAGTCTGCAAAAAATAGTTTGGATAGTAAGAACGACAATAGTTAAGCTATCCACATTGACATAAACCCAAATAAGGAGAAAAGATGACAGATACAGCTGAAAGTCAAGGTAACCCTGAAATTGGAATGCAAGCAGATTCTTTTGAAGCTGCTGAAGCACAATCCAATGAAGGCTCTGAGGCTTTTTTCAATGATCTAGAACAGCAAGTCAATGGTGGTATCATAGATGAAACCGCTGAGGTAACCCAACAAGAAATAAGTGGCTCCGAACAGGTAACCCACAATACACAAAGCGTTGGCTCCGAGAATGTGGAAACTCCAACAGATGACGGCACTGATTGGAAGAAAAGATACGAAGACTCTAGTAGAGAGGCCGTTAAATTGTCTGAACAGTATAGAAGTGTTGAACCTTTTGTACCTGTTTTAGAGGCAATGAAGAACGATAGTGGATTAGTGGATCATGTACGGGATTACTTAAAAAATGGTGGAAAACCTGCACAGTCAGTTCAAGAACAATTAGGGCTTGATGAAGACTTTGTGTTTGACGCTAATGATATAGCAGATCCTGATTCGGATAGTGCTAAAGTAATGAATGCTCATGTAGATACAATGGTGAAAAAGCGTGTTGGACAAATGCTTAATGTTGAAAAACAAAGAGCTCAACAAATGCAACAAGCTCAAGCCAGAGTAGCTGAAGAAAAAGCATTTATGCAAAAGAACAATATGAATCAAGATCAATTTAATGCTTTTAAAGAAAAGGCACAACAGCATGTTATGACTTTAGATGATGTAAATTATTTACTGAATCGAAATCAAAATAATACTAATGTAGCTAATTCTACAAAGGCAGAAATGTTAAATCAAATGAAGAATGTCCGTAATATGCCTACTTCCGCATCGGGAGCGAACAGTCAAGGTCAGCAGAGATCAGAATCAGACGAAGTGTTTGATTTGATAAATGGCTTTGATAATGATGTAGATAACTTGTTCGGTTAGGCTTATAAAAATTTATAGTCTATCCGATTTAATCAATAAATAGGAGATAGACAAATGTCTGATATTCTTAATGTGACTGGAAGTAATTATACTTCTGGTTCCATCGAGAGAGGTGAGTCCTCAGTTCAGCTTAATACTGGTGCTCTTCGCAGAAAGTATAACTTTGGCGATAAAGTATCTGAATTAAGTTTAGCTCAGGATCCTTTCTTTCGATTCGTAAGTATGGTTTCTAAGAAACCGACCGATGATCCTTCTTTTAAATTTACAGAGAAGAGATCTTCATACACTAAAAGATATGCATATATAGCTGATTATGATGTAAGTGCAAGTGCTGTTCCAGCAACAGCCCCAACAAGCGCTTCACCAAATCCACAAGCTGGAGATATATATACTTTTGGTTTTTTTACTGATTACAACAGTAACGGTAATAAGCAAAACATCTATGGGCAAACACATACCTATGCTGAAGGCGTTGAAGGCACACAGCCTCAATTCTTCATACCAGGTCAAATTATTAAAATACCTGTAGGTGCAGCCGCAACAGATAATGATCAAGCTTCTAATTTAACTAACTATAGTTTATGGAAAGTTAATTCAGTAGATCTTGATACTCAGGGTGTAAGCTCTACATCTAGTGCAACAGTTAATAAAGCTATTGTTAACGCTACATGTTTAAAAGCACCTGCTACAAGTAACTTCATGAATGCAACAGAAACAGGTGGAGCAGTTACTGATGACTCTGCTAACTTAGGCTATGCAGCTACTCCAGCAGGTGTAACTACTAGCCAAGAAGTTCTTGAGGCATTTAGATGTTATGTAGTTGGTACTGCTTTTGCTGCTGGGTCTGGCTATCCAGAAACTTGGCAAGATCAGCCATATAGTACTGCACATGGTCAAACTCAAATATTTAAAACATCTTGTGTTATGAATAATACTGACCGTGCAACAGTACTTAAGTATGAAGGTAATGAGTGGGCACGTATCTGGAAAGAAAAGTTAATTGAGCATAAATGGGATATTGAAAATGCATTATTATTTGGCAATCAAAGTTCTACTTATAATACCACACAAGGTGCAGTTGATTATATTTCAACTTATGGCAATACTTTTAGCTTAAATGTTGCTACTAAAAGTCAAGATTCATTTCTTGATGATATGTCAGCAATGCTAGATCCAAGATATAATAATGCTGCTTCAACTGTATTTTTCTGTAACACAGAAGTTTACAATTGGATGCATAAATTATCTGGATACTTTGCTAACAATATTGGATCTGTTCAAGCTTTTGCTGGCGGATCTCCTGACACTACAGCTTCAGATAATACCAAAGGGTATGGTCGTGCTGATATGTCATTAGCAGGTAAAAAGAAAGTGTTTGGTATTGATATTACAACTATTTCAACAGTATATGGTGATATGAATATTGCACGTAATGTTCATCTTGATGGCACTCAAGTTAAAATGTTGGGTATTAATATGAAATATTGTGCTTATCGTCCACTAGTTGGTAATGGTCTTAATAGAGACACAGGAATCTACGTAGGAGTTCAGACTTTAGAGAACTCTGGGGTCGATCGTAGAGTAGATCAAATCTTAACAGAAGCGGGGATGGAATGGTGTTGTCCTGAAACTCACGCTATCTGGACAGCATAAGGAGAATAGATTATGGGAAATCCTTTATATGGTTCAAATAAATGGGATGATAAACTAGCTAAAAAAGTTGGCGATTCAGCTTCAGCTGATGGTGGCATTTTTAGGTTTGAAGATAATCCTGTAGTAGGTGATCATGGCGGTGTAGATACAGCTTCATGTGTTCATATGTATGATGACGGTTTGAAATTAATCGTTCAAAATATAGGAACACAAACAGCTGGAACAGCTGCTGGCCCTGTTGCTACATCATCTGGTATGAATTATAGCTATGATGGTGCTGACGATGAAGGTATTCAATGGTGTTTGGCAGATCCAAATGCTAAAGGATACTGGAAAGGCCCTCAGATCCAAAAGTACAGAGTAGGTAGTGATGCTTTTTTTGCAAATCTTACCTTTTCTATAGCAGATGTAAGTGATACTGATGATTGTGCATTTGGTTTTAGAAAAGTAGAAGCATTTCAAGCCGCTATTGATAACTATGATGAAATGGCATGCATGAATGTAATTTCTGGCGATATTAAATCAGAAACTATCATTAATAATGCTTCAACAGTTACTACCGACCTTACAGCTCCTTCTTTAGGAGATTGGGCTGATGGTGCTACACATAGTTTAAAAGTAAAAGTTGCTGCAAGTGGTGCAGTTACATATGAATATGATAATACTGCTCCTACTGGCGCAGTTGCTTATTCATTTGACGTAGGAGAAGTTGTAACTCCTTTCTTTTACTTAT